TAGAGTTTTATCGCCCAATGAAGTCCGTGAATTATTCGACCTGAATCCCTACGAAGGCGGCGATGAATACGAAAATCCCGCCATCACGCCAGGACCATCACAAGATCAATCATCTATCAGTCAGCAAGATCAACCATCGAATCCAGACACAACGAATCGTGCTATGGAATTGATGATTCGCAATTTGCTCAGTGTCGAGGCTAAACGCATCCAAGACTATTCCAAGAATCCCAGCAATTTCATTGATAAATGCGAAAACTGGTATCAGACTTGGGAACGTAAATTAGCTGATGATATTGAGACTTTGGGTGGTGACCGCAAGATTGCCACGGAACATTGCAATGAAAGCAAGACTCGCATTTTGGCGGCTACGGATTGCCAGCCCGAGGAATTGCAATCGAAAATTGGTCAAGCAACAGCCAACTGGACCAACCGGGTTTATCATTTAATTGAGGAAATACAAAAATGCTTAAAGTAAACGCATCGCTTGGCGAAATCTATATCTACGACACCATCGGAAAAGATTGGTTCGGCGGTGGCATTGATTCCAAGCAAGTTATTGATGCACTCAACGAACTTGGCGGAAAGCGAGCCTTAGTGCGGATCAATAGCCCAGGTGGCGTAGCCGACGAAGGCATTGCTATTTTCAACGCACTTAAACGCTATCACGGCGGCGTGGACACAGTAGTCGATGCCCTAGCGGCATCTGCTGCCTCTGTGATCGCTTTGGCTGGAGAATCCAGGCTAACTGCCCCAGGTGCTCGCTGGATGATCCACCGAGCCATGACGGTCAGCGTCGGCAATGCAGAAGACATGCGGAAAGCGGCTGACGTTCTGCAAGCTTATGATAATTCGCTTGTAGAAATCTATAGCCAGTATATGCCGGAAGGCCAAGACATTTTGGCCCTGATGACCGAGGAAACTTGGTTTACTTCCGAGTCAGCTATTGAGGCTGGCTTGTCCAATGGCACTGTGGCTAGCGTAGAGATGCCTGCGGCCATGAACGCTGCGTGGTTCAAGCATGTGCCTGAGGATTTGGTGGCAGCACCGATGGCAATGTTTAAGCCTAAAATTCAGTCTGCCTCGTTTATGCAGAAATTTTACTCAAGGTAGTTGTTATATGAATTAGCATCTGCTAATTTATATGAACTAGCAAAAAACAAGTAGCAACTAGTTAGCGGCGAAAGTTTGACGGCTGGAAATGTGTTTACATTTTCTGTCTCAAGCTCTGCCGCTAACTGCGTTTCTGGGCTTGGGGCGCAAGCAACAAGGAATAGAAACATGAAGTCTGCTATGGAAATTCGCAACGAACTTTCGGAAATCGTTGCCAAGGCTGAAGCTCTCCACGATCTCGTTAGCCAAGAACAGCGTGAATTGAGCGATGTTGAAAAGTCTGAAATCAGCAATCTGGCTGATCGCCGGGAAGTTCTAAACAAAGACCTGGACACCGCCATTAAGTACGAGGCCATCGTAGCCTCCAAGCTAGAAGGCAAAGTACAGGCTCGCCGTGAGTCCAACAAGTCTGACGCTGCAAAGTTGCCAGTGCGTGTTCTGTCGAACTTCCGCAAAGGCGTCTTTGATTCTGCGGAAGAAGCTTATGACTCGGGCCAATTTCTGCTCGCTGCGATATTCAACAATCGCAAGTCGAAGGAATATTGCCGTGAGCGTGGCCTGATTCGCAACGCCATGACGACTGGCGACAACACCAAGGGTGGCTTTTTGGTTCCAGAACCACTTGAAGCCTCCATTATTGAACTGCGTGAGCAGTTTGGTATTTTCGCCCAATATGCACAACCTTGGACGATGAGCGATTCGGTACAAAACGTACCTAAGCTGTCTGACGAAATCAGTGCTTACTTCGTCGGTGAAAACTCGGCTATCACGACTTCCGACATCGCCCTGAACTTGGTGCGATTGGAAGCTAAAAAGCTTGCAACGCTGACCGCTGTTTCCAGTGAACTGAACGAGGATTCGGTGCTGAGTGTTGCGGAAACGCTGGCTCGCTCGATTGCCCAAAAGTTTGCCAATACGGAAGACGATTGCGGCTGGAATGGTGACGGAACCAGCACCTACGGCGGTATTGTTGGCGTCAAGTCAGCACTCGCCGCTGGCAGCATCTACGATGCAATCTCCGGTAACAACACCTTTGGAACTTTGGATCTCGAAGATTTCGAGGCAGTTATCGGCAAACGTAAGATGTTCGGCGGAAGCTCGCCACGCTGGTTCATTAGCCAGAACGGTTGGGCTAACTCCATGCTGCGTTTGGCTATGGCTGCTGGTGCTAATACCGGCATGAGCATTGCTGACGGCATGCCTCTGCAATTCATGGGCTACCCAGTAGTAATCAGCCAAGTCTTGCCAAGTGCTCTCACCAGCACCGGGTCGACGATTGCCTGCTACTTCGGTGACCTGGCACAAGCTGCTATCCTTGGTCGCCGTCGTGGATTGAGCATCCAAGCCGATGCCAGCTACTACTTCAACCAAGATGCGATTGCGATCCGCTCGACCCAGCGGTTCGACATCAACGTCCATGACCGTGGCACTGCATCTGCTGCCGGTGGTCTGATCGCCTTGAAGTTTGCTGCTTAATCCATCGAGCCATCGTTCGCTCCGGTGGACCCGCCCTAGTCTAGCTTCGGCTAGCTAGGGCAACTTTAGAACCAAGCTTAAAATCATCATAGGATAATAAAAATGAAACCTTCGCAAGCTGTTGTGCGTTCTTCCGTTCTGGCTCCGATTGCAGCAGCAACGACTGCTCGCACCGCAGCCATTGATTGTCAAGGTGCTGACTACGCCAGCATCGTGTTCCACATCGGTGCGGAATTGAATACCAATTCGACCAATGTAGCCTTGAATCTCAAGGAATCTGACACCAATGCTGCCACGGCATACGTCACGTTCAACAGTGCTTTCGCTGTGACCGCAGACAACACCAATGCTACGGTACAAGTGTTCAACGTGGACCTCAAGGGCCGCAAGCGATATTTGCAAGTATCGGTAACGCCTGATACAACCACCAATGGCACTGTGATTTCTTCATGCAGTGTAGGATTGGTCAAAGAAGTCCAAGGTGCTAACAGCGGAAACGCTGACCAAGTAGTCGTTGGCTAAATTTAACACCCATCGGAGCGAACAAGATGGAATTAAAAGTAGCGGCTGTGATGACAGCCCCACGGTATGAGAATACCACTTGCCGGAACTATATTGAGCGAGCACTGAAGAAACTGCAAATCCCATTGACAGTTTCCGGTGGCGTGTATTACGGCCAGTGCATGCAGAAGATGTTTGAGCAATTGGTGCATACTGATTGCCAATATATCGTGACGGTTGATGGCGACTCGTTTTTTACTGACAAGCAATTGCTGCGTATGATCTCGGTAATCCATCAGGAAGATCAGATTGACGCATTGGCCTCGATGCAAGTACGGCGAGGTAAGCCAACGTTGCTAGGTACAGTACACGGTGGTCGCAAGGTTGGCGATGATACAATGCAGATTGACTTCAATGGCTATCCACTAAAGGCACGCACGGCACATTTCGGCCTGACCGTGATTGATGTTGCGAAACTGAGGAAAGTCGAAAAGCCTTGGTTCTTTGCGGAGCCTAATGCTGATGGTGGCTGGGATGGCGACAAAGTTGATGACGATGTGTGGTTTTGGTTACAGTGGGAACGGGCTGGCAATTCAGTCTACATTGACTGCGATACACGCATCGGCCACCTAGAGGAAATGGTAGCCTGCTTTGACAGTAAGATGCAGCCTATGCACCTTTACCCGTCAGATTGGCTGACAGCACATGAAGCTTGAGATAGTTAAACGCTGGGCTGGTTTTAGACTTGGCTCGTTGATTGATATAGATGATGGACTTGCAAATCTGCTAATCCGCAAGGGAATCGCAATACATGTCGGAAACAGAAACATCGAGAGCGATGCTGGTAACAGCTCCGGTCAGCGAGCCGATAACCCTAGCGGAAGCGAAGAAGCAACTCGAACTGTCCCCAACGGATACGGCCCACGACGCCCAGCTAAGCCTACTAATCCAGGCCGCAAGGGAACAATGGGAAGCTGACACCGACTCAGCTTGTCTGACGCAGACCTGGAAGGTTACTGCGGAAGAATTTGATGACGACGAGATATACTTGCCTAAGAGGCCGGTGCAATCCATCACGCATATTAAATACTACGATTCCGGCGATGTACTGCAAACCTTGAGTACCTCGGTTTACGATCTTGACCAATCGTGTAGAGCGGTCAGGCTCAAGAATTTGCAAGTATGGCCTGCTGTATCTGATCGCTGGGATGCTATTACGATCACTTACGTTGCTGGCTACGCACAATCATACCTTGTCCCGGCTATCGCAAAGCAAGCCATGCTGCTGCTCGTTGGTTATTACTTCGACGCCAATCGTGGCGACAATGACCGGAACAACGACCAGCGAGCCTACGAGGCATTGGTGACCAAATTCATGCGGAGTAACTATCCGTGAGCTATCGGCCCAGCAAGTTTAGGCTTGGATCATTGCGTGATCGCATAACGATCCAGCAATTGACGGAAACTATTTCCGATGCTGGTGAAGTTACGCCAACTTGGTCGGATAAGTACAAAGATGAGCCTGCTGCTTTTGACCAGGTTGCCGGGCAAGAGACAACCCGGGGCAAGCAAGTAGATGCTGGCACAAAAGGTATATTTACGATTCATTACCGTACAGGCATCACTCCGGAAATGCGAATCCAGTACAACTCTGAAACGTATGGCATTGTGTTTGTACGTCCTGTTGACGGCGGTAGGCGGTACCTCGAATTGCACTGCAAATCCTAATGGCTAACAAACTAGACATTAAGATGGACATTCCAGTTGATGCAGAGCTTGCACGCATGCTCAACATGGATGATCGCATTGACCGATTTAAGCTGTTTGATAAGGCACTGACTGCGGCCAGCGGTCCTGTGATTCGTCGTGCTCGCCAGCTTTGTTGGGATGGTCAAAAAGCTGCACCTGGAGCACCTAGCGGAAATAGTGCAAAAAGATCGTGGTATCAACGCAATGGCGTTGAGCCACCATGGGCTAAATGGATTAAGCGTGGCAAGACAAAGCGTAATAAGTACGGCAAAGTTGATTGGGAAACACAACTGAAAACGACTATTGGTAGAGTCGTGCGTAAGTACAGTCGCAAGGGCATTGCTGTTATTGGACCATCTTGGCCTAAAGGTAACAAGGCATATTTCAACGCCGGAAAAAATGGTCGTGATGTGTGGTATTGGGGTGACGATCAGGGATTCAAAAAGAAAGCTATGCGGAACTTTATTGTCCAAGCTTTTGATGAAACCAAAAACGAACAGCAGCAGTTAATGAAAGCTCAAGTTAAAGTTTTGCTTGACCAGATGATGAAGAATCTTTGATGGCTGATGTAATCAAGACAATTCGTAACTACTTGCTGACTAAGACGGCAGTTACCGATCTTATTGGGCAACGCATTTACGCTAGTCGGATTCCGCAGTCCACATCGCAGACTCAATCATGCGTCACAATTGCGGTTCTCAGCGAAATATACGAACACTCAATTGACGGACTAAGTGGAATAGTACAAACCAGATTGATCTTTGATTGCTTTGCCTCAACTGCGGAACTTGCTCGTAGCATAGCAGACTCAATCATTTGGTCAGATATGGACAAGCTAAAAGGTGTTTACACCAATTTGAACATTCGGAGCGTGATGATGGATGACGGTCGCCGTGAATACGTCAACGAAGACGTTGCTGGCGGTGACAATCAGCGGCATGTGGTTACGTTCGATATTATGGTATTTTGGCTAAGGAGTTAGCTATGGCGTTGGTTGGAGATACTGGCAATGGAGCGACCTTCACTTTGACGACCCAAACTGCTGCGGCAAGTTTGAAGGTTGAGTCCATTACGATTGGTGAAATCACTTTGGACATGCTGGATGTGAGCACACTTGGAACTTCTGACTTTCAGGAAATGATTGCCAGCGATTTGAAGGCTACCCCAGAATTGACGGTAACCTATAATTTCAATGCTGCTGCAACTGCGGTGACTGTAACTGGATCGGTAGATACTGCTACAATCACGTTTCCAGTAGTCAGCACGCAAACGACCACGACTGGTGCCACCTTCACCGGAACTGGTATTGTGACCAGCTTTAAGCTACCTGACCTACAAAATGGTCAAGTGCAAAAAGGTTCACTCAAGTTCAAATTTGATGGTGATACAGGACCGACCTACACCCGAGGATCTTAATCTTGATTAAGCTTCGACTTGATGACTTTGTTGTGCCTAAGAAAACGCATTACGGAACCGTGATGCGTTCTACTGGGCAAGACAAGGTCTATATCTGGAACGATGACACGGAAAACTGGACGCACTGCGGTTACCTGACGCACGAGTCAGGTTACTTTTTGCCTCTGGTTGGAGTGCCAAAAGAACTTGTGCCGGTTATTGCTGAGCAATGTGCCAAGCAGAAATCGGTCAAGGTGAAGTATGTTGACTCGGTGCCCGTATCCGAGCCTGTAGTTGAAGAAGAAGAATTTTGGAGCGATGATGATGAGTAATC